GCTCGTCTAACTCCTTCATTTTTTCACTGATAGAGAACCCTATGTCTCCATCATAATGACTTTTCTTTCTACTCATGTACATCACCTCATATTCTGATTATACCATTTTGCGGTACAAAAGAGGGACTGCGAAGTTTGAGCGATGATGACAGTATTTAAAAAGAGGGGCCTTACAGTCTCTCTCTCAGAACTTTATGAATTTCGTACTCAAATACGTCAAATATACCTAAAATGTCGTGGTTAAATCTTGTTTTCCAGTATCTATGCCAACTTCTTGGGCTCATGTTCATGAACTTAGCCCTAACAACCTCTGTTCTTTGGGTTTTGCCAGTTCCGTTGCACTTAAAACACTCAATGACCTTGTATCCTGTGTGTAGATTTCCTCTGCCGTTGCATTTGCCGCACTTGTCTGAGCCTGCTGACTCTACCAAAGCAAGATAAGCGATCATTCCAATAAAAGTATTGTAGTTTTGATACCCTGAAACTTGTTTCTTGTGGTTCCACTCATGTTCTTTAGCCATTTTTTCTGTTGACCAGTAGACATACTTCCAGACATCAAAAAAATAGTGTCTCTCATTTGCGTATTTTAACCTTGCGTATTTAGATACAATGGGGCTCAATCCCGCCATAGCAAAGCATACATCTTCCCATGGCATTCTGGGGTTGTGCCATATGCTAGATGATTTGGTAGTTAAGGATTTTATATTCTCCTTAGAATACTTCCTCAATTTGGGTCTCCGCAAATATCTTTTTTGTTGGTTTCTTTTCTAGAGACAAATCAATTTCTCCCGTTTCAATGTAATTCTTGAACTGCTCGCAAGCCATCTCGCTTCTTGCGCACAGTTTGTATATGAATGCGCTGCAATCATCGCATGGGCAATCCTCGTCCTTGAGTATATCTAAAAGTGTTGCCCTCATTTTTCTTTTCCTGAGTCCATAACTGACATGAGTAATCCTCGCATCAGGTTATGGCTCATTGTTGTTCCATCAGGAAATTCAAATTCTCCCTCCTCTGGAGGAAGTATAGACCTGTCTCGATAATATTTAAGATAATGCGCGAGCGACTCAAGTCCGGTGTACCTTTCTCCTGATTTTTTTGCATCATCCATGCTGAAATACCTGCTTCATAAAATTTTGGGCAGATCCGTCTTTAACCATTCCAGTGGTGAACCTGTAGACAGACCAACCGTCAAGTGCCGCGAGGTTGTATTTTTCGCAGTCCTTGGCAAATCCTGATCCTCTGGTGTGCCTGCCCATCGAGTATGTTCCCCCCTCTATCTCTACGGCAATGAGAAAAGGAGGCCAAGCGAAATCAAACCTGAATCTCCTGCCATCAAGGAAGACATGCTCTTCCTCCCACGCGGGAACATTAAGTTCTTTAAGCACATGGGCGAACAATAACTCTCCCTCACTCCTCTTTGTAGCCATCTTCCATTTCTTTAGATGTTGGTTCAATTAATTTTGGCGTAGGTGATCGTCTGCTTCCCTTAAATGAAAAAGCCTTTCCGCTGAACCAAAGTGGCAGCGTTGGATGCTCTGGATCATAACGATTCTTTAGGCACTTAATGTATCCATCCGGCTTTCTAAGCCACTCCTCATCATCTGGGTTAGAAAAAAGTTTCTCCTGCTTCTTGACATCCTTCCATATCAGGAATGCGTAGTCCGCAAGATCTGAAATCTCACCACTACCTTTGATGTCCATCTTATCTCCCATCTTTGTTTCTGATTCCCCTTTTCTCATATGGGCTACCAGATGTATGTGAAGTCCGGTCGTTCTCGCTGCCTCCTTTAGCATGCGAACAAAGTTCTTCTGACCCAAATTCAAATTGGCCTGATCAGTATTTAGATCTACCATCATGAGCGAGTCTATCACAAGATGAGTGAAGTTATTCGCAGAGGCCCATCTGGCAAGAGCGATTATCTCCTGACCCCTGACATGCTCCTCTTTTCCGTATATGTAGACCTTTCCCTGAAGATAGTCCATTACATAACTTGCAGCCTGTACTGTCGGTTGACCTATTCCAAGAGACTGCTTGACCATTCTCTCAATCTGAACGTGGAATGCCATTTCAGGAGACCAGAACAGCACCTTCTCCTTCTTGTCTGTAAATTTTCCTGCAGACCACCATAAGCAAAACTGCTGAAGTAGCGCTGATTTACCATGCCCGTTGACTCCAGCCCATATTGATAGAGTTCCGGGAATAATTCTAAGGTCTGTATCGAGCAGGCATGGAATCTTGCAGCCTGACTTTAAGTTACGATTCTCAATCCACTCTAGGGTTGCATCACGAAAGTTGTTAGGGGCGAAAACATGCCCTGAAACGTCTTCAGGTGTCATATAACCATCTAAATCAGGCGTGATTAAGTCCATCAGGCTTCCTCGTATCTTGACATTGGGTCATCATTGTATTCCACCCACCGCTCTTGTTCAAGAAATTTTTTCGCACCCGGAACCCACTTGCCAGATTCGTTAGACCATTCTTCTGACTCTGCATGCTGCTCAAGGCATTTTATTATCTTTACCGACTGGACCTCTAGACTATTCAGGATCCAGTATTGATGCAACGCTCTTCTGACTCCAAGTCTGTGCTTTGGATAGATACTGCAGAACTTCCAGTAACCGGGGGTCTTTGGCTTTTCCGTAATATTATTTTCTTTTAATGATTCTTTTAGTCCTACCACGTTAGTAGACTCAGACCCTACCATGTTGGTAGACTCTACCTCTATTGTGGACACAGAATTCAGTCGGTACACGTTGGTGTCGTTATACCTCTGCTCTCTCTCAAGAGTTCCGATCTTGACCATTTCTGAAATCATCTTGCTGCAATAAGAGGGCGTATGCCCACTTCTTTGGGATATCTCCTCAAGGCTTGGAAAGTATGGCTGAGGGCAACTTAGTATTGCGCCTAGGACTCTAATGTGCCCTGCCTTGTGCCTGTGGTCACGAAGAACGTATACTGGGATTGGTCCCCAGAAGTCTCCACGGTTCATAGCATTCTCCATTGGTGCAATCTGTAATTGTTCTTTCTGGCTACCCTGTCAACCTCTAACTGTATCTTGGACTCAAGGGATTTTATGACTCTCTTGAGGGAGGGCTTTGAGGTTGTACAGAGATCACAGATTTCCCTTTGAGTTAGATGGCATCTCCCATCGGAGTCTGCCTTGAAAATAATAACGAGAGAGACCATCTTCTCCAGAGTCGAAAGAGACCTTGCTCGGATTATGACGGTCATCAAATGCTCTTTTTTTTCCTGAAAAGTCAACATTTTCAATAACTTACATAGGGGTTGTGTTATGCAAGACCGTATGGTAATCTACCCTAAATGGGAAGTCAAGACAAATACGTCAAGTGGGTCAGAAGTCAGCCATGCTGCGGGTGCGGAGTCTACGGAGTAGAGGCTCACCATGTTAGGGTTGGAACCGGAATAGGGAAGAGACCTCTAGATCTTCATACAATTCCCGTTTGCAGGGCTTGCCATATGAAATGCCATGCGTCAAAATATACCATAGAGGACCAACTAAGATGGATGTATCAGACACAGAACCGAGCAACAGCAGAATCTCTTATAAAGTGGTGATCTTGACTACTCTTTGGGTAGACAATGGTCCAGAGCATGATTCCATAGCGAGTCTGTCAAAACAAATTGTCGAGCATGAAGTGACTGAACTTCTTGATGGGGCTGGATTTAGAATTGGCGAGACCGGGTACGAGTTCAACACCGCTGTTAATTCCATTGAGTTCGTACAAAGGAACGACGTACACTGATGGTTAACAAGAATTGGATTCTCAGAAACAATCAGATCAGGGATCTTTGCTCTTCTTGGGTTTCTTCTTTAGAATGCGGTAACTCTCATGGAGATGAGCAGGTAATTCACATTACGGCCAAGCCGTACAAGAGAACAAGATCACTTGAGCAAAACGACAAGTTTCATTCTTGGTGTGGATCAATTGCCGAAAAGACTGGGCACACCAAAGAAGAGATTAAGTACATCCTAGTGGAACAAGTGTTTGGTTCGGAGGATTACATTAATCTTCAAGGTGAGCCAAGGTCTAGGCTCAAACAAACATCTTCAATGAACGTTGCAGAAATGTCAGAGTTAATAGAGAGAGCAACACAAATTGGAATAGAACTTGGGGCGGATGTCCCAGAGGTGACTTATGAGTAACGGACACTCAGCAGAGGCTATAGAGGCTACTTGCCCAGAGGAAGATGATTGGGCTCAACAGGAATACTTAGAGGAGCAGCAAATGCAGGCTGAAGAAAAGAAGTTGAAGTTCAAACCAATCAAGACAGGTCAATCAAAAGGTAAGGAGAGCAAAAAAGAGTTTCTTACCAAACTGGTAACTGATCACGGACTCATTCCAGAAGAGGACATCTTCAACAAGGATGGCAAGTGGGCTATCATAAAACTGACTGGAGTAGAAAAGATCCAGAACAACCTTAACATCAAGGTCAAGTTTGAAAGCGTTGTGATTCAAAAAGACTTCTCTGTTATCAAGGCGACGGCTATCGGTCAGCACGAAGTAGTAGAGAGTTACGGAAGCGCTGCGAAAGGAAAGCATCCAGATGGCAACGTGTCCCACAGTTACGTTGTAGAGATGGCTGAGAAGAGAGCAAAGAATAGGGCTGTTCTTAAACTATGCGGAGCATATAAGTACGGAGTATATTCAGAGGACGAATCAGAAGACTTCAGGCAAGAGTAAAGTGTACAACGAAACTATTTGGCCCCTTCAAGAGTCCGACATAGATGCGGGCACTTGCAAGAAATGTGGAATATGCTGTAGAGTAGAGATTAGGCCAAATTGGAGGGATCCAAGACAGTTTGAATGGCTTGAGACTATCGTTAGCGAACACTCTAACATAGAGTACAAGGACGGTGGAATAAGCATAGTATGCTCCCATCTTGTGAAACTAAAGGATAAGAACGGAAAGACCGCTCTCTCTCAGTGCGGAATTTACGAAGACAGACCTCAAATATGCAGAGACTTCAACTGCGTAAGTTGGGCAAAGTTTACAAACAATCACTCTCAGTATTACGAAGTCCTTAAGAAACTTGGAATCGACAAACCAGAAAAGGAACAGTCATGACAAAGAAGACAAGCAAAAAAGTTGTACCTATAACCTCCGATAAAAAAGAAGCGGAAAAAATTATTCTTGATCTTGTAAACGCATCATCTAGCGTGGTTAGATCTGTCCTTGAAGTTGGAAGCGCAATGGCGGATGACTGTCACGATTTAGACGATCTTGTTCGAAAGGCAGCGGAAAAGTACAATTTCAAAAGAGAACACTATTATCAGGATTACAAACTGTGAGCCACTGGTACGACAAAGAGGGTAACCCAAAGTACGAGGTTCTTGGAAAGTCTGGAATCAGGCCAACCACTCTAAGAGATGCTAGGAAAGCGGGTTGGGTTCCATCAGTATCCACTGTATGGGGGGAAGTTGTTTCCAAACCTATGCTGAACAAGTGGAAGGAAGATGAACTTGCGAAGTGCATCTGGAATGAAGCAAAGTCTCCAGATAATTTTGGCAACCAAGACTCCTCATATCAATCTGCTTATAGGTCAGCCAGAGAGACGTTTTCTAGGGAGCAGCAGGCTATAATGAATAGAGGCACTGTAATCCATGATCATCTTGAGAGTTATTTCAAGGGGCAAGAAGTAGGCGCAGATTACATGAGAATATGTCGAAATGTTCATGATAAACTGAACGAGGTTTGCGGAGAAGCGCCGTTGTCAAGTTGGGTTTCTGAAAGATCCTTTGCTCATTCAAGCGGATACGGAGGAAAGATTGATCTCTGTAACGATGACTGGGTTGTTGACTTTAAGACAAAGAAGTTTGTTGACAAACCGGCAGCAAAGAAGATGGCCTACGATGACTACGGCGTACAACTTGCTGCGTACAATCAGGGAATAGGTAAAGGAAGAAGAATTTTAAACCTGTTCATTGATATTGGAGAAGGCAATCAAGTTCTTGAATGGGAGTTTGAAGATGTTGGTAGGTACGAAGGAATGTTTAACCATGGGATGTCTCTGTGGAAATTAATGAAGCAATACGATCCATCTTTTAAAGACCAGAGGGTAATGTAATGAATGTGAACAAAGTAATTTTGGTGGGTAGAGCAGGAAAAGATCCCGAGTCAAGAGAGACGAACAAAGGAGAGACTGTGGCAAACTTATCTCTTGCAACGAGCAGCGGCTATGGAGATAAAGAAAAAACCGACTGGCACAGGGTTACCTTTTTCGGTAAGGTCGCAGACACCGTTGTGCAGTACGTCAGAAAGGGTTCTGAAATGTACATTGAGGGTAGGATAAACTACAGCAAGTACACTGACGCTAACGGAGTTGAAAAGCACTCAACCGACATTGTTGCTTACACAATGCAGTTAGGTCAGAAGCCGAGCAACTCTTCAGCGCCCTCAGAAAAACCGAATACAGTGGGTGTAGATGACATTCCATTTTGAAGTGGCAAGATGACTTAGATGAAACTTTCAAGGTTTATTATCTTGCTAGATGGGTGTGGAAAGTAAGGGATGAAAAGTCCCCTAAGGGTGTTTTTTGGGCTGATTGGTTTAAGAATAGAGTTGGCATGGGCTTGTTTGAATTCATGGACTGGTCTATCGAAAACGATATTAAATCAAAAGCCGCTCAAGACAGAAAGAATCAAGGGTACAGGAAAAGAAAAGGCTTAAAATGATATCTGAGTACCAGAAGTTTATACATAAGTCTAGGTATGCTAAGTATCTGGATGATCAGAAACGCAGAGAGACTTGGGAGGAGACAGTAGAGAGATACATAGAATTCTTCCAAAGCAGAACGTCAAGCAATCTGTCGGATGTTCGTGATGCCATAGTTAACATGGATGTCATGCCTAGCATGAGGTGCATGATGACTGCAGGCAAGGCACTGGAACGAGATGCAGTCGCAGGATACAACTGTTCATACCTTCCAATCGACAGCCCAAGATCCTTTGATGAGTGCATGTACATACTGATGTGCGGCACAGGTGTTGGGTTCTCAGTTGAGAGACAGTATATTAACTCTCTTCCGCATGTAGCGGATGAGTTCCACGATAGCGACTCTGTTATTGTTGTGAGGGACAGCAAGATTGGGTGGGCCAAGGCCCTCAAAGAACTGGTCAGCCTGCTGTATGCAGGTCAGGTTCCCACATGGGATGTGTCCAAGGTCAGACCTGCCGGGGCGAGATTGAAAACTTTCGGGGGTAGGGCCAGTGGACCGGACCCGATAGACAAGATGTTCAAACACTTTATATCAGTGTTCAAAGGGGCTGAAGGTAGGAGACTAAACTCTATTGAATGTCACGATCTGATCTGTTTTATTGGAGAGTCTGTGGTTGTAGGTGGTGTTCGTAGGTCAGCCACTATCTCGCTATCCAATCTGACTGATGACCGTATGAGAGGGGCTAAGACTGGTCAATGGTGGAAGGAGAACCCTCAACGAGCATTGGCTAACAATAGCGTATGCTATACAGAGAAGCCTGACATGGGAATATTCATGAGGGAATGGACTGCTTTGTATGAAAGCCGTAGCGGAGAGCGGGGCATCTTCAATCGTGAAGCCGCAAAGAACATGATCCCAGAGCGCAGGGACAGTGAGCATGAGTTCGGCTGCAATCCCTGTTCGGAAATTCTGCTCAGACCCAAAGAATTCTGCAATCTTTCAGAAGCAGTATGCAGAGAGGGAGACACACTTGCTGACATCAGGAACAAGGTAGAGATCGCCACTATCATTGGAACTTTACAGGCTACTCTCACTGACTTCAGGTATCTGTCTCCCGCATGGAAGCGCAACACTGAAGAGGAGAGACTGCTTGGCGTTAGCCTGACAGGTATCATGGATTGCCCTGCTGTAATGAATGCCAGCGCAGATGAGTTGGAATCTCTCAAGGCTCATGCTGTCAGCATCAACAAGAAGTGGGCGAAGAAACTGGGAATTCCAGAGAGTACCGCTATCACTTGTGTCAAGCCATCAGGAACGGTCAGCCAACTTGTGAACAGTGCATCAGGTATACACCCTCGTTACAATTCACACTTGATTCGCAGGGTTCGAAACGACAAGAAAGACCCGCTATCACAGGCGCTGATTGATTGTAATGTTCCCTACCACACTGACCCTTACAACGCAGAGGCTTGGGTGTTTGAGTTCCCTCAGAAGTCTCCCAAGAAGTCTCTGACAAGACATGACCTTTCAGCCTTGGAGCATCTGGAGATATGGAAGAAGTTCTCTATGCACTGGTGCGAACACAAACCTTCAGTCACTATCTACGTCAAGGAGCATGAGTGGATAGAGGTAGGTGCATGGGTGTGGCACAACTTTGATATTATATCTGGCGTATCATTCCTGCCTAGCGCAGACGAGGCGCACTCGTATGAGTCTGCTCCGTATGAGGATTGCGACGAGGAAGAGTACAAGGAAAGAGCCAAGCAAATACCAAAGAAGATTGATTGGGATTCGATCCTTGAAGAGGAGGACGTTACCACTAGCAGTCAGGAGTTTGCTTGCACGGGAGGTGCATGTGAACTGTGAGGATAAACTGGGGAAAGGAGGGGTCATTCAACATGGGGGTTATAGATGGAACCCAGTACAGATGTGAGAGATATTGGGTTCCTGACAAAAAACAAAAGAAGCACTGGTTCCTTTTAACAAAACCAACTGGCAAACACTACCTTTGCTCCAAAGGCCCATTTAACAGTCCTGAAGAAAGGGACATTGCAATAATTGAGGAGGTTCGTAAACGTGAACTTGCTAATAATTCCTGACGGACATGCTCACCCAGATTACGACAACCAAAGGTTTCGTGCTTTGGGCAAATTCATTCTCAAGGAGAAACCAGAATACATCGTATGTCTTGGAGATCTTGCAGACCTACCCTCTCTGTCTTCATATGATAAGGGAACAAAGGGCTTTGAGGGAAGGAGGTACAGAAAGGACGTTGAATCAGTCATAAATGCTCAAGAACTTTTGTTTGAGGATACTGCCAGATACAACGCCAGAAGAAGGAAGAACGCTAAGAAGCAGTACATTCCAAAACTTACCATGTGCTTGGGTAATCACGAAGACAGGATAAGTAGAGCAGTTAACTCTCAAGCAGAACTTGATGGAACGATAGGCATCGCGGATCTTAAGTACAAGGAGTACGGGTGGAATGTTGTTCCATTCAAGAGAGCGTTCACAACTCATGGAATTACTTTCTCACATTACTTTACAACAGGAGTTTCAGGGAGGCCCATATCAAGCACTCATGTGGGCCACACGCTCGTTTCCAAACTTCACTGCTCTGCCGTACAGGGTCACTCCCATTTGTACAACCACGCTGAACACACGCGCCCTGATGGGCAAAAGATATTCGGGTTGTCTGCAGGATGTTTTTCGCATCCAGAATACTCTGAATCTTGGTGTAGAGACACAGAACATCAGTGGTGGAGAGGAGTTGTGATGCTAGAGGACTTGGACGGCGAAGGTTACTACGATGCTGTAAGGGTAATAACTCTGAGGAAACTTGTCAAAGAATATCTATGATCTCTTCTATGCAACCAGTTGGAAATGCAGTTATGGCAGACCAATCACCCTTGTCATCTTTTGTGCTTGCAACCTTCACAACTCTTTTATCTTTGTGAATAAGATACCCAGTTGTCTGTATAACTGGAGGATTAACTTCCTCTGGCTTTTCCCACCCTGATGTTCCGAGTATGTCTCTCCAGACAACCTTTACAAGTTTAGGATTCTTCCTCACCCAGAACCTCGTCAACTCTCTTGATTAATCTTATCCTTAGATCCTGCATCTTAACTTGAAGTTCCTCAATTCTGCGATCCTTTACGTCAGACCTAAGATTTCTGTTATAAGATATTCTGTTTCTTTGTTCCTGAAGTTTTTTAATCGAGTTGTTAACAGACTTTCTGAGACCGTTAAGTCGGTACACTTTGTAAAGATCACTGTCTACAAAAGAGTCGTACTTATCTCCCCTGCCGTAAACTTTCAATATCGTGTCATTGACTCCTGCTGCAACATCAATTGATCTCTCATAGTCTGAGAACTTGTCATAGGTGAATCTGTTTTTGTTTGCAGTTGGATCTGCCAAGAAGCGTCTGGCAAATGGCATCTTGCCCCACTTGATATCTCCAGTCTCAGTGTGGGTAATGCTTCCGGGGCCTATGATGAGTGCAGCAGTGTCAATAGTGCGCTCAACAAATCTACCCGCTCCTCCATAAATAGTTTCAGCAATGTACTCAAGTATGTCGGGCTCAATGCTGATCAGACCTCTCTGCGCTCTATCGCCTCCTATGAGAGGAAGGGCGTTTAGTGTTCTAGCCACAGCCTTTGAAATTTCTCCGGTTGAAGACCAGTATCTTTCAGAGGGAGGATCTGAGGATCCCCATTGCGGATCTTTGTATATGGGTTGCCCGAAATAATTTTCGTTGAACGCCAAGTCTAGGAAGGGATCGACAATCGTTGGAGAAACTGTCTGAACCGCTGCTCTTGTAAGTTTGTCGCTGCTTCCCGCAGAGAACGGAAGGAATGACTCGCCCATGCTAGACACAAGGTTCATTGAGGCTTTTCCCGGAGATGCATGACCAAGCATCATTGCTGCAATCGAATCTCCTATGACATGGAACACATTGTATCCATATGGTAGAGGAATCTTAATGAAGTTATCCCACCCCGGAACAAATATGTGAAGTTGCCTGCTTCTTGACCTGAGGTCAACCTGACTCCATCTGTTGATGCCGTCTTCGTCGTCTCCAGAAAGCAATGAGTTCAACATGCTCTGCGTGAAACTGTAAGCAACAATTCCTGCAGAAATTTTCTGAACGCGATTGAAGCCCTTTTTGTTTTTGCCTCTTTCCGTCAAAGCCTGAAACAGTCTCACCGTTCCCTGAACAGAAGCGTTAAAGAACAGGTAGAGAGAGTTCAGACCGGATCCCCACTCACCTTTCTGAGAAAAGTTAACGGTTAGGTTTCTTGCTATGTCTGCTGCTTTGTTCTTTGCAGACTGCTCATCCATGCCGTTGCTGATGAAAGCATCCTTTGCATGTTTGTAAGTAGACAGGCGCATGGTGTTCTCAACCACAGCGTTGTAGTTGGTTATAAAATCAATCACCTTGTCTTTGTATCTCTTTGCACCCGCAATGCTTCCATCTTTAATGTAGTCAGATATCTTTTTCTCAAAGTCTCTAACATCTTTAAGCGCAAAGAAGTCTATCCGTCCTCCTGCTTTCGTAAATTCCTCTGCAAGTTGAGACCACTCTGTGTCAGTCTTTTCATCTATTATGTATCTTTTCAGGCCCTTTCCAGAAGACCTAACATCTTTTATGATATTTCTGGTAAGTTTTTCCGTGTCCTGAAACTCAGATACCGTTTCTTTTAAGCCCTGCAGGTGTTGTATGGCAGTTTGAAAGTCCTTCACAAAGTTAGTTGCAACAAACTCTGGGTTCATAGAAGTATGAACAGCGCTGAACCATCTGTTAACCATCGAAGTAAACTGAAGGAAGACTCCAGAGTCAGTCATATTATTTCTGTTGAAAGCCTGACCAAACCTTTTGTCTTTGACTATTATGACGTATTCTTGACCATTCATCTTGAATCTGATGTTGTGATCAGGGTCAGCCTGCTTTTCTGGATAAAGACCAGCGAATAATTTTCCTGTGATTTCATCTCTGTTCTTTGCGAACTGCTTAAGAGTTGTCACAACCATGTCATCTCTAAGATCTCTTGCGTTCATTAGAATTAACTGACCAAAAGACATTGCAACTTTGTTCTTTTCGATTCTGTCAATTGCCCTGTCCATCGCCATAATAGAATGAGCCCAAACATTTTCTACTTCGTTGGTGACCCGCCCAAGAGCCTGCTTAGACTCCAATCCTCCAACTCCTATCTTGGATGGGCCAAGGGGTTCATCAAAAAACTCATCCTGTATGATTCGATCATTGCCAATGAGGGGAACATATGTGTTGAAGGTTCTTTCGTCGTTGTACATGTAAGACTTCGACAAAGACTCTGGATTCAAAAGACCTGCCTCAATCTGCATATTAACCTTTCTCTTGTTGATGGCATAGATAAAGGATGCAGCCTTTCCTAGTTTTGAGTATTTTTCGTCTCCTAGTTTATTTCTAAGATCCTCTAGAACCTGTTCAGCAGAGGTTTGATCTTTCCATGTTACTCCTAGCGCTTGGGATTTCTTTCGCCATTCTGCATTACCCTCTATCGCATTTTGCTTCGTAGACCACATGCCTGACATATTGGGCTTGTTCTGCGCCTTTCCCGCAGCCTTTCCAGACCTGTTTCTTTCTATCGCATGTACGGCATACATGTATTCGTGAAGATCTGTCCCATCAATTTTGTTTATTTGAATATAGTTCTGCCAAGGGTCGACCATAGTTCTGTGAAACAGTTTTCTAAAAGCGTTA